TATTGCTGGAAGTTTTGTATGCACCAACGTAGGCACATTCACTCTCCACGCCACCGTGGTTAAACAGCGGATGCAGAGTAAAACCAGCAGTTGCCTTATCCGCAATCTTGATATGCTCCACGTTACCTTCCTTGTAGCGGCGATAGTAGAACTTCGGGATTTTGACCATCACATCCGTACCGATGGTTTCACGGGTGATACCGCTCCACGGCATACAGTTGTCAAAATCACTTGCACCTGCGGTAGTACCCACGGATGCAGTAGCGGTCTTGCCAACGGACAGTTCAGTTCGCGCCCAGGCAGGGGAAGTGGAGGTCACGTCACGGCTGATACCATAGATTTTCACGAAAGAGAGTTCCACGCTCTCACTCTGACCATCCGTAAGGATAGTGACGGTAGTGGACTCACTTTCATCACCATCCGCAGCCTTGATAGTCCATGCGCCTACCTTGTGAACCTTGAACTGGTATGCACCAGTGGTGGTTTCCGCAGTGTACTTCACACCGTCACATTCACATGTCAGGGTTGCACCTTCGGGGTAGGTTACGTCAATGGTAGCCGTAAAGTAGTAATAGGTAGCTTCGTAGGAAGTAACCGCGCCAGCCACGGATACTTTAGACTCCGTGTTAGCAGGCTTAGAGTAGCCGTCAGCACTTCCGTACTCAATGTGGTAGGTATCACCGATAGGAACGGTGAACTTCGCCACCTTATTTGCCGGGGACAGTGCCACGGTCTTAGTTGCCGTACCGTCAGTTTCATCCACGCAGGTCACGTTGACCGTGGTGAACGCACTGGGGTCATCAATCTCAATGGTTACAGTCACCTGCTCACCATCAGCGGGAGTACCCGTAGTACGGTTCGCTTCATTACTGGACTGATTAAATACACCCTGAGAGGAATAAGGGAACGCAGAGAAGAAATACTCCTGACCCTCTACCAGACCTTCCACAGCGAAAGCGTCTGTCACGTACTTGCCCAGTTCCGTGTTGTTGACCACCAGTTCACCGTCAGCAGGGTTCGCAGGATAGTGGTCAGTTGCCATACGAACCATAACGCCGCCTACGGAACAAATCAGGTTACCGTCAGAATAGCTATCTTCGGGTTCCTGAAACTTCAAACCAATACTGGTTTTAGAGATTGCGAAAGCGGAAAACGCTCTCATGTTATTAGGGGCTTGACCTGTTTTCTGTAACAGTTCATTGACCACCCATTTTGCTTCTGCCCAAGACATTACTTCACGTCCTCCTTAATGTTTAATCCGTCATCACTGAATGTGACGGTCTTAGTAAGTTTCAGCACTTCGTTCTCATAAAGCCGCTGAACGATGGTTCCGTCATCGTTGAACTCCGTGACAATCTTCTTGTCACCATCTACTTCCTCAATGCTTTTACCGTCCTCTGCGAACTGAGTATCGCGGGGATTGAACCCATCAGTCTTAACATCCAGACTTTCAATCTCAGTCAGCAGGTTACCCGCAACATCCCCGGAAAGCTGACCTTTGACCAATTCAAACCAGGTATTGAACAACTGCTCCTGCTGCTGCTCAAACTCTGTGATTTCAGTCCGATAGTCAGTCTTGATGGTTTCCAGGGTTTCATCGCCCTCTTTTTCCAAAGCGGCAATGTACGCATCAAAGTCCTCCGCAGTCTGGTCAGCTTTCGCAGTGAAAGCTGTCTGCTGCACAGTGAAGTAGTTCTGGAACGCCGTGTACAGGTCAGTGCCGTTTTCCACCATAGACATAATCACGTTCAGGGCTTCATTCATGCGGTTAGCATCCTTCGCACCAAAGAACGAATTATCCCGGTTGGTGTACTGGGTCACATCCTGAAAAGATACAGTACCGTCCTCATTGGTGATTTCCTGATACTTTTTCAGTCCGTTCCACACAGCGTCCGTGTAGTTAGTCGGTAACAGTTCCCAAGCCATTTACAAACTTCCTCCCTTCATACCAAAGTTCCATGTGAACATCCTCCTTCCATACGTCTGATTATTCAGCTTGTCATACAGGTCAAGGATTGCCCCTTCCAATCGGTTGAGGTCAGCAAAGTTCATGGTGTTGCCATTTTCAATATAGGAAGGGGTAGACCCGTAAGACCTTTTAAGCGTATTGGAATTGATGGTGTTCAGGTTCGCTTCCATCTGATTGATTTCATCAGCATAGAAGTAATCTCTGGGGGTACGGTCATCGCCCAGGGATACAATGGAGAACTCCGCATACAGCTTGATAGCCATATCCCGCAAGTATTCCAGATTGTTCTTGATACGGTTGAAATCCGCAGCGTTGAAGCGGTCACCCGTATAAACGCCGTTTTCATCCACCCTACCGTACCAGTCGGTTTTCGGTGTTTCCCAAGCCATGTTATCCCTCCACTCTCCGGGCAGTGATTTTTCCAGAGAAGGACTGGTTGAAGTTGAGCGTTGCCCGGTAAATCGTCACCTTCATGTTGTCGCGGAACTCGTTTTCCTGATACACAATGTCATTCACATCCAGTTCAGGATTGCCACGGGTACTGTACTCATACTCAATACCTGCGGTGTAGTAATCACTAATCCAGTCGGCAAGGTCATTCGCCATTGCAATATCCGAAATAAGCGGGTTTTCCCACTTGACGGTCTTACCGCGCAAATTGAGTGTCCTGACCACGTACTGTTCCGCGATTTTGTAACGGTAGCCCCGGACTTCCAGCGTGTATGCGCCAGATACCTTGTACTGAACGGTAACATAGTAGTTGCCCCATTCCAGAACATCAGCCATACCTTCCTGTTCATCCAGCAATGCGTAGTAGCCGTAAGAAGGGTCTTGCACGTAATAGGTGACAATCTGTCCTTCCGTTACCTCCACGTTCTCATATACCAGACTCTCAAGGTGGTTGCTCTGCTGGTAGGTGTAGCAAGGAACAATGACCTCTTTGACCAACTCCTGCTTAATGGCTTTAGGAGAGGAAGTCATGTCCTTCTTCGTGATGGTGAAGTTTGCTACATCACCAAAGCTGAAATGGTGAACCACAATGCGGTTGTAAGGTTCAGCAGTCCCGGTGAACTCAATCTCCATCTTGTCAAGGTCATCAAACTCATGGAGGATGACCATATCCTGTTCAATGGTTTCAGTCACCACGTATTCCTCTACAAGTTCCCCGGTATTGTAGCTTCGCATGATAATCCCAGACGGGAGTACGTTGCCGAACTCAAGCCGTACACCGTGATACATGCAGATAGCTTCCTGGGTCACAATCAGCATAGGGTTGGTTGCGAACTTGCCCTCTGCGTCAGACTGTTCTTTGGACACAAAGCCCGTATTCAGGTTCATATCACCTTCATTGCGGGGAAGGAAGAACATACCGCCATCCACCACGGTATAACCTGTAGCCAGCGTTGCGTACTCACTCTTAGGTTCGCCGTTGAGGATGTTGCTCACTTTGGAATAAGGGGCTTCGCCATTGCTGGATACCGCTGCTTCCGGGTTGAAGTTGGATTTAATCTGTACCGCGCCATCTCTGGACTGGGACAGAACGCAGCGGCAGGCGTTGGCAATAATCTGTAGTGCTTCCTTATGCTTCACACGGGGCATAGGGTTCTTCGTGTAGAGTTTCTTCAAGCGGGGGTCAATGTAGTAATTGGTCAACCCCGCTTCGGTCATAATCTCTACAGCCAGGTCAAAGTAGTTCCTGCCAGCAGGAGCGTACATGCCCTTGTGGTACTCCGTATCCATGCTTCGGAACACGTCTTGACAACGAATAGTAGCCGTGTAGTCATCAGACTCCCACTCCGAACAGATAAGGTGGTTGCCCTTAATCCATTCGATTTCACCGCCGTCAGGCAACTGGTAGCCGTAGTACACATCCATTTCCTGTCCCGTTTCAAGGAAGTTGATAGCGGAACGGGGGTTATCTACGTTGAAATACTTATCGTAGTTTTTCAGCGTAACCGTGAAGTCAATCTGAGGAATGTCCGCACCGATAGGCGATACATAGCTTTCCAGACTGGAACCCATCACGGAGTCATTGTAGTAGACCAGACCATAGCCGAAACGGATAGAGTAGATACGCAGTCGGGACTGCGGGTTCTTCATACGATAGAATGTCAGCGTCAGTGCGGAAGTGCTTTCAAAGACTTCTTCCGTAGTAAACATCTGCTGGTCATTCCCTCGAAACTCAACACACTGTCCCCGGTCACTCTCAATGTCGAAATCTACAGGGTAGTTCTCTCCGAAATTGATTGTGATGCCCTTGAAATCGGTAGGGATGATGTTGAGGTTGATAGTTACAGAAACAGCACCATCCGAAATCAGGTTGCTGCTGGTAATGCCCGTATCGTAAAAACCACCGATTGCCTTATCACTTCGGGGAAGGAAGAACATGGAACCATCAACCCGCGTGAAGTTTTCCTCAAGCGTGGCATAGGTTGTGCTGTCCGTCCTCTCCCCGAAAATATTGCTGGTGTTGCTGAACTTCGTAAAGTCCCCATCCTGAATACGGGCTTTCGCCTGTGCTTCCTGATTGATAAGACCGAAAGATAACATGATATATCCGCGTTCACGGAGAGTCTGTTTCATGCTTTTCTTATAAGCGTCAGATACTTTTTGCATGTCATCACTCTCCCACATCAATCAGGTTCACACGGCAGTTACGGTAGTGGGTAGGCATGTCGTTACCATCCACGTAGTACGGTTCCGCAGTTCGGTCACCAGGGTACATCTTGAGAGTGATACGCCTGTTTGTTACCGGGTCAGGGAACGTAACATATACAAAGAAGTTAGAGAGGATACTTAATATCCTGCTCCATTCCTCTGCGGTCAGCCATGTCCACTCAAGTTCGTTCAGCTTGTACTGGTCACGCCCGATACGCTGACCAACTACAGTGCCGTTAGCGTCACGTCCTGCGTCAACAATCGTAGTGACGATAGGCGCAACCCCGCGCTTCGGGGACGGCAGTTCATAGCCGTTAATTGCGATATAAGCCATAATCTCCATCCTCCTTTACTTCACGAACTTAAAGCCATCTGCTTTTTCCTGAGTCACAACCGCATCCTTGATGGTCTTGTTACCAATCTGAACAACGGTTTCTTTGCTGACCAGTCGCAGCAGAAGGTCATTCTGTTCCCGCAGCAGTTCATTTTGTCTTGCAGTTGCTTCATATACACCATCTCGGACTCCATCCTTGATTTGGTCAGCGGTTACAGCACCGCCAAGTTCAGAACCTACACGGCTTCCCACAGCTTCCACCCAACTGTTCACGCCTGCCACCGCGTATGCTTCGCGGGTAGTCATTCCTTCATAGAGGGAATTTGCCGTCATAAGCATTGCAGAGATAACAGCGTTAGTACAGGTGGTCAAATGGACATTGACCGCGTTCCAGTACCCAGCGAACTGACCCATGCCGTCCACAATGGAACGGTGCATGACCTGTCCTAACTGGGACTTGTTCAGAACTTCCGTCCTACCATTCACGTGTCCAACCAGTTCCGCACCAGACTCACCAGCCACGAACATGCTACCGTGTGCGTTCAGCGTACCGCCTGCGTACTTAGGAATGTTGCCCCACATTTCCGCAAAGCTACCGTTGATTGCACCACCAGACGCGAACATCTTCACGCCGCCGTTTGCACCCACGATACCGCCGTCAGCCAGTCCAAAGAAGGACTTGATAGAACTCCAACCACTCTTAAACAGGGAGATACCAACCGATACGCTATTACCAATCCAAGAGGAAAGAGAACTCCATCCGCTCTTGAACAGACTTACGCCCACGGAAATCACGTCACAGTTGACCCAACTCTTGACGGTAGACCAACCAGACTTCGCAAGGGCGATAAGCTGACTGATAACAGGTAGCGCACCAATCCAGTTCTTAACTGTAGTCCATCCACTCTTTAATAGGCTAATGCCCTGAGAGATGACAGGCAGCGAACCAATCCAGTTTTTTACAGTAGTCCAACCGTTCTTAATAAGACTGATACCCTGGTTGATGATAGGTAGATTGCCAATCCACGCCTTGACCGTAGTCCAGCCACTCTTAATGAGGTTGATAGCCTGACTGATAACCGGGATGGTTCCAATCCACGCCTTGACCGTAGTCCAACCCTGCTTGATAAGGGAGATGGTCTGACTCAGAGTAGGCAGATGACCAATCCAGCCTTTCACGGTACTCCATCCCTGCTTGAGAAGGGAGATGCCCTGAGAAATGACCGGGATTTCACCAATCCAGGTCTTTACTGTAGTCCAGCCCTCTTTCACAAGGCTTACCGCAGCGGACAGGTCTACACCGTTTTCGGAAATACCACTCCACCACTTACATACATCGTCCCACCAGTCGGCTGCTGTATTAGCAACACCCACTGCGAACTCCACCACGGGGCTTTCGTTGAAAGCCTGAATGATAGGTTGGAATACGTGGGTATTGACCCATTCGCCAATGGATTTGAACGGTGCAAGGATACCATTCAGCAAGCCCTGAATAATATCACCGCCGATTTCAGCCATGACCGTAGACGGACTGTGAATACCGAACAGGTTTTTGAACCAGTTTACAAACGGGTCAACAATGTGGGTTTTAATCCACTGTCCGGGGTTGGAAAAGAACTCAGTAATACCCTTCGTGAAGCCGTTCCACAGGTCAGTACCAGCCTGCTTAATACTTGCCCACTTATCCTCGCCCAGTAGAGCGGAACAGAAGGGGTTGATGATATTTGTCCAAACCCAGGAACCGATATTTACCAGACCTCTGCCAATCCACTTGAGGATATTTGCGCCTGTTTCCTTCCAGTTCTGACCCTTGATTTCTTTATCCCACCAGGACTTAATGTCAGCACCGATACTTCCAAAGAACCCACCCAGGAATTGCACCGCAGAACGGATAGCTGTACCTAATGCCGTAAAGATACTGGTAGCTACACCAGACCAGTCAATATTGGTTACAAAGTCCTTGATTTTCTGCCACAAGGTACTTCCCAATTCAGACCAGTCATACTTGTTAAACCAATGGGTGACTTCATCAAAAGCACCCTTGAAGAAATCACAGATACTTACTGCGATAAGTCCCCAGTCCAACTCTGTCAGCGCACCGATAAGAATATCAATGAGGGGCAGACCCAAGAAGAATTGTGCAAACAACCTTCCGACAAAGGAGAAGTCAATCTGCTCAATCGCTCCATTCAGAAGTTCCGCAATATGCGTACCAATCCGGGTAAAGTTCACCGTGTCGATGAACCAGTATGCGGTCTGCACCGCAGCGTTAATGCCATAGCCCAGCTTGCTTCCAAGCCCATACCAGTCAACACTGTCAAACAACTCATTGACCTTCTCACCCAGAAGTGTACCCAGGGTTTTCCAGTCAGCGTTATCAAACGCTTCTTTGAGTCGGTCTGCAAAATCACTAACATTACTGTCAATGGGAAGTTCTTCAAACATGGAACCGTAGTCGGCTCCACCACCGCCACCGCCGCTGGAACTGTCATTCTCCATAATCATGTTCAGTTCATCAATGCCCGTAGTGGCGTTTTTGATTTCCTTCGCTGCATCAGAAGCAGCACCGCCAGCACCAGATAGTGCTTCTCCATAAGAGGTTGCAGACTTCTTCGCCGCCGTAAAGGTAGACGCACCAGAGAGTCTTGCAATCAGCATGTTAATGTAGTTCAGCAGGGTTACGATTTTTCCAATTACAAAGTCGATTGCCGGGGCAATCGCATTGATGATAGGCGCAGCCATCGCACCCAGACTGTTCTTGAGATACAGTGCGCTGGTTGCCAGACTGTTCATGCTGGAAGCGAACTGACCTCCCATCAGGTTACTGTACTGATAGAGGTTGTTGATACCGTCCTTGAAAGCCTTAGTCAACTGTGCAATCGCAAAACGCGCCAAACGGTACATAGCAATACGCTTCAAGCTGGACAGGAATTGCCCCAGACCAGCCGTGTGCTGCTTCATGCTGGAAGCAAACTTCGCACCAATGGACTTAGGAAAATTCGCGCAAGTCTGCATCACGCTTTTAGCCTTTGCGCCCAGCTTAGACATGCCTGCACTCAGTCTTTGCAGAACGCCAGTGCCAGCAGTCCATCCCTTAGAGAACACACCACCAATACTGCTCAGTACATTCTTCAAAGCGTTGCTACGCCCGGTTGCCTGCTGAACTGCATTGCTGACTTCCTGTACCTGACTGGTTGCCTGCGTCACTCCGCTTGTGGCGGGTGTTACTGCGGCAGCAGGGTCTACGGTAGTGTTGGGTACGATGTTCTTAGGTACACTGACCTTCGGAACCTTCACACTGCCAACCTCTTTCAGGTCACGCAGGGCTTTCCCCAAATCCTCAAGACGTTCAATGTCACTCAGCCTGATATTATCCAGCGCAGAACCAATTTCAGTAATGCGCTTAGAAATCGTGCTGGAAATCTTTACGTCATTCAGACCCTTCAAAGCATTAGTCATTTCCGTCAGCTTGTCAGACTTCAAGGAATTGGTTGCCGTGGTCAACCGCTCAAGCTGCTTCACGGAAGAACCCAGTCCTAAACCGCCCTTGAGTGCCTTTTTCAGGCTACCCAGACTTTTACTCAGTGCGTCAATACCTTTGGCACTTTCTTCCGCTTTTGTTTCAATTTGAAACTCAAGACCTTCCATCTCAATCGCCATTGTCAACTTCCCCTCCTTCCTTTAATTTTTGTTCAAAGCGTTTGTTGAAGGAGTCCACCATGCGCCGCATAGCAGCCTTGCCGTTTTCAAGCATCTGCTTCTTCTTACGTTCTTCCTGCTCCCGGTTACCAGTATGAGTAATCGGTACGGGTTCGGAACGGAAGGGGAAGGGTTTACCCTTCTTACTCAACGGGTTAAATACAGGGGATACATCAATCAACGCTTCGTAGAGATATACGGCTTGTAGCCACAGTTCGGAGTTCTTACGCTCCCTACGCAGTTCATCAGCTTCACGGTAATACTTCACCATGTCAGCAGCCCCATCCCAGAAATCGTGATAGGACATGCCTATGCTCATGTAGTAACTGCACAGTTCCTCAAACTTCTCACCGAACTTTTTATCTTCGTAACGCAAAAGCAGGGACGGACGGCTTGTGCCGCCGCCCCTGTTATCATCCGCAGACGGTGAACCCGTTACCAGTTCGCCGCCCAGTCCACGTTTTTTGCAGTATCATCAGGCTCCTGCATCAGGGACGCGATAGGCTCGTTGTACATCTCAGCCAGCTTCTCAATAAGTTTGTCCTTATTGGGCATACCAGCGTAGATAGCATCAATCACGTCAGGCTTCACGAACCTGTGATGTGCCTTGAAAGCACCTGCGAAAAGCGCGGGGAGAAGGGTCATAGGACGGTCATCAATGTTTCTTGCGACAAACCCTTCGTCCTCCATCTGCTTGATTGTTCTCCGGGTAAATTCCAGAGTGTAGTCCTTACCTTCGTAAGTGAAGTTAATCTGTTTAGCCATTGCTTAAATCCTCCAATTCTTGAAATTGAGTGCGCCCAGCGGCTTACTCATACGCGATGACAGTAGAAGGGGCAATCATAATGCCCATGCCGCGAACTTCGTTCACGCCGCCACCAGTGACACGGACGGAAAGCTGACCAGTGAAGGAGAACTTACCCTCAGTGCCAGTAGGAGTCACAGTGCCATCCTCGTTCTCAGTACCGCCGAACCAGACAGCGTAACCTTCGTACTTGCGCTCAAGTTCCTTGAGTGCCAGGAAGCCGTCATGGTCATAGTTGGTGTTGAAATTCAGACCCTCGTTACCCTGGATACCCATGATGAAAGTCTGCATACGGTCAGACAGAGTGGTGGTTTCCAGCATCTCAGGGTCAGTACCCAGGTCAGGGAACTCGGTAATATCCACCAGCTTCTCATAATCTTCCGCGCCATCCTTCTTGTGCATCAGGAAAGTCATATAAGTGCTTGTAGCAGCCATTGTCTTTTACCTCCTATAGAAATGTTTTCCATCAGTGGCTACCCTATATCGGGCAACCAATCTGTAGATTGTCGCGTCCTCCATGTTAGGAACAGGAGTCAGTGCCAAACGCTTGAAGTTCATCCTGAACAGGATTTCATCAATCACGTTCATAATGGACTTACATTCGCTTTTCCTTCCTTCCGTCTTATTGGAATAGACGTTTACTTCAAACATGACCTGTGCAAATTCAGCACTCCCGGTCATCTTTGCGGATATAACCGCGTTATCACTCTGGGTGATACTCACGTGAGGGAAAACGGAAGGAGCGTTCACATACTCACCAGCAATATCAATGCCGGGGAACTTCTCACGTAAGACTCTTGCAACGCGGGTATAGACCTCGTTTTCGCAGTCAATCATACGTACACCCTCCTTGCGATTTCCTCAAATTTTTCTTCCAACTCGCGGACAGTCTGGTACATGCTCATGTTGGCAGGATTACCATAGGTGTGTACCTCTCCGACATGTTTTCCTTCTGCGATAACCTCACCGTGGCTTCCGGGGTCACCCTGATAACGCCAACCTTGTTCCAGTCTACCCAGTCGGTAGCCATACTCTCCGCGAACCATACCGTGCTTGCCAGCTTCCGGGTGATTGTCGGGATACTTCACGCCTGTACCAAACTCAATGAAAAGCGTTGCGCCGCCCACCGCCACAACTGCGGTCTTGAAATCCCCGCACTGCTCAACGGAAACAGATACATCATTTGTACCGTCATAGACGGCATTTCCGAACTTTGCTTTTGCAATTTCCATACCTTCATCAGCCAGGGCTTGCACGAACTCTTTAGTCTTAGTGACCAACCACTTCTTGTAGTCCTCAAGTTCCTTGATAGCCTGGTCAATTCCAGCAGGAGTGAGTTTGACTTTAATCACGCGCTTCTTCACGATACCTTCACCTTACTTACTGCATACGATATAGCGTTCAAAGACCTTGCCACACGGCGAACCGTGTAATCATAGGTCGGTTTACCATCTTTGAAAGCAGGTTCCTTGTCGATAAACAAGACCGTGTTTTCGTCAATGGGGCAGTCCATATCATCAGTAATCAATACCTTGTCATAGGACTCCAAATTGCCAAACATTTCAGTCTGAGCATACCCCGTTGCCGGGGATACACTACACATCAGTTTGACAGGTTCAGCATACCCTACGCCATATTCACCAGTTTCATAGCCGTCCGCATCCTTCAACGCAACGCGCTCTTTATACAGACAGTAATGAACCGGGGTCAGGTTTCGTTTCATCAGCTTCATGCCAGCACCCCCGCCATCGGGGTAATGCGCCGCAGCAAGGTAGGGGGAATATCGCCGTCCTCATAGGAACGGGACACACCGTTTTCACTGTGCGCCGTTTCACCCTCCGCACCGCGCTTGTTCAGCATATACGCCGCGATTTCAACCTGCACCGTATGGTAGGGAGTCGGCACTTCCTCCGCTCCCGTTCCATACGGGTATGCTTTAGTTACCACCACGTTCTTAGCCAAGAGAAGATAGGTGGACAGCACGTCCTGGTCGGTTTCACCCGTCATCTTCTCAAGCATTTTCAGCTTGTCAGCATCCGTCATGTTGTCCACCCTCCTTCCTTAATTACTCCGCAGCAGCGGCTACGCCGATTTCAGCAGCGTTAGCCACATATACGGAACGGCTGTAGGTAGGCTTCTCAAAGGCAGTAGAGATACCAGTGAACTTGCCGTGATACCATTCGGGACCGTGGTCAAGACCAATCTGACCGAAAAGCTGATACTTCTCGCCAGCACCAGTCTTAGCAAGCTGCTCCAGGAAGAAGTTGCCCTTGCCAGGAACAGGCTGATACACAGGAGCGATAACGTCCAGGTTCAGAAGCAGTGCAGTACCAGCAGGCAGGCACTCGCCCAGATGCAGGTAGACAACGCCCAGAGGGGTAATCACACTGGACAGTGCGATACCGTTAATCTCACGGGCAGCGGGAACCACAGTCAGACCATTCTGAACAGCGTCAGCGTTAATCTGGAACAGGGTGACCGCATCGCACCACAGGCACAGACCGTCAGTAGGAGCGTTGGCACCGTAAATCTTCTTCATCATGTCAGCAATGTCCCACAGACCCAGGGGCTTGTTGCCCATCGCAGTGACGTTGGAAGTGATAG